CTTGCGGGCGTCTTGCGTTTAATACGCAACTAAGACGAATATCAGTCTTAGCATCTCTAGCTTCATGCCACTTATGGCTGTGAAGGTAGAATCTAATAGGGGATTGAGGCCCCTCTATTAGGTTAAAACGATTATTGCAGTACTTACTATCTAACTTTCGCCTCATAGGAGTTTTCTATGACGGCAAGAGTTCGAGAGCGAGTTCTGCGCCCTGCGTCGGAAGAGACAGCATACCTAAACCATTATTTTTGTGGTCAACACGAAAATAACTTTAGGAATATGGGTCCCTACGTTACGCACGGTAAGATCGGCGGCATCGTACAGAGAACCGAGGATTTTGTTACACCCGGTTTCCGGAAGATTTCGCGTAATGGTGGAATAGTTAATAATCCACTTTATTCGAAGACGACCGATGTCATCGAGCCCGGCGCCATGTCCGCAGCTATTCATCTCTTACGAAATGATCCAGCTGGCAGAACAGGCGTTTGGGGTACAAAACTCGAAGGCATGTACTTCGGTTTTCCTAACGGCGCTCCGCCATTTCTATGGCTTAGCGACGCTCAGAAAAACCAGCGCGACCGTGATATTAATATAGCTATCACGCAAGCGTACGCGGGTATATCAAAAGCTGATATACTTGCGGGTGCCACACTCGCGGAGAGTGGTAAAACCATTGAATTCTTTGTGTCGACCGCTAGAAGAGTAATCCGTATCGCCCGCGCTGCCAGAAAATTGGACATAAGACGCATGCGAAAAGAGATTAACTTCAAAGAGTTTACGCAAAGGTACATGGAACTCCGCTATGCCGTCAGGCCCTGTATATACGATATGGTAGGTGTTATGAAGGCTGCTACGCGGCCTTTAGGACACTTACGGAAAACATATCGTGGGTCTGGCTCAGGGGACTTCAGCACGAATGACGTAGTAATCGGTGTAAAATTAATGGACGGCGTTATTGCCGACATTAATCGCACCTTTCGCTACAGTTATATCATTCGGTCTGGTGTCCTCTGTGACGTTGACGTAACCCGTATGGACACGCTAGGCGTGTCCAAACTACCTGAAACTCTATGGGAACTTCTTCCATTTAGTTTTATCGTAGACTGGTTTGCCAACGTTGGTGACACAATTGCTGCACACACGCCTAAGGCTGGTGTACGGGAATTGGCCTCTTGGGTCACTGTTACTCATAATTATGAGGCAGTGAATGAAGCCGTGAATGTTCGTATCGCTCCTGGGTCATTTACAGGGTATTCTAGCGTTTCTGCTAGTGTTTCCTGTCCGACTTATGGTAAGCGCGAGAAAATCGTGCAGCGAGAGACTTCACCTCCCTTACGTACGTTGCCGAGCTTTGATATTAATCTCGACACGTATAAGATCTCTGACCTTTGCATCATTCTTCGGAAAATATTCCATTGATTGGATGCAGTAGTACAAAGGAGCTTTGCCATGCAGAATGATAACATCACTCTTCACGTAGCAAAAAGTAACACGGCGGACATCACGGACGTAAATTTTACGCGTTACGATGAAATATCGGGACGCAGTACTTACGTTAGTGATCAACATACTCCCGGTAATAGGGATATGTTCTCGATCACACGGAGTCTTCCAAAACGAGCAGGAAACTTTAAGGGTGTCGGTAAGTCTACGTTTAAATACACTGTAGACCGATCCGTCAACGGTGTTGAGTGGGGTACGGCTATTGCCGCTCCAATCATCATCGAGGTTTCTTTCTCAATCCCTGTCGGGTGCGACATCGCCGCCGTGCTTGAAGCACGTCAGGTGGTTGTCGCTGCACTGGACGACGACACACTTATGGATAAGCTGAATGTTCAGCTTATGGTCTAGGGGTGAATCGCATGAGTCTCGAAACGATTCTCGATGCGTTCTTTCACGCGATATTTAAGCTTATAGCTTATTTATCTATCTAACCACTGAATGCGCGCGAATGCGCGCATTCTCTCCATGAAAGGTGTGTTGTCATGAAAAATGATCAACCCAGTGCAAGCCTTCTCAGAAATGTGAAGGTACGACTCCCCAAGGAATATCCTTGGAGGGTTCTCAACGCTTTAGTTGAGGACCACAGCTATTGTCTTACTGAGGCTGAAGTTTCTTCTATTTCCCATATTATTCGTACTAGGGATCTAGAGGCATACCTCAAACTTCAAGAAGACTGGGGCCCTTGTGGCATAAACCCCCATGGTACTCATGCATTGATTCCTTTCCGTGCAAAGTACCAGATAGCAAGCCTGTTGAAAAAGTACCGTTTCCCTACATCAAAAGATGATAGGATATCGGCTGCGAAGCACAAATTCTACGCAGCTGAGCAAGATTGTAAATCTTACAACCATTCTGGTTATAAGCGTTTACGATGCTTGTCTGATCCGGTACAACGTAGTGCATTTACATATGCAGGACGTTTCCTCAGGAGGCTCTTAAACCCGTATGTTCCCGAGTTTGAAGAGTTGACGTTGTGGTCGCGTCATGGCCCCGGTGCGAACCTGGACACCAAACAAGGCCGAAACTCCTTATACTTTAAGTATTCGGAATGGCCTTATTCGTGTACCCAGCTAGCTTCCGGTTACGCAAGGTTAGCGATACAATCCGATGAAAGATGGCTTGGAGCGCTTGAAGATTCTTATCGTGAACGGAATGATATTCCGAAACACGCTATCATCTGCCAAGATACGTTCTGGTCGTCTGTAATCAAAATTGTACCTGGTAACCGCGTTACCTTCGTCCCCAAGAACGCTCAGACTGAACGTTCTATTGCGATTGAGCCTAGCATGAATCTGTATCTTCAACTTGGTGTAGACGGATACATCCGCCGACGTTTAAAACGTTGGGGGGTGGATCTGGACGACCAAACGAAGAACCAGCGACTTGCTTTGGACGGGTCTAAGAATTGGCGAGGGGAAGACCCCTTCGTTACTTTAGACTTGTCCGCTGCGTCAGATAGTGTTTCACTTTCTATTTGTGAATCACTACTGCCGGAGGCATGGTATTCGTACCTCTTGTGTCTTAGATCGCCAGTTGGCGAGCTAGACGGAGACATTATCTCATATGAGAAAATATCTTCCATGGGGAACGGATACACATTCGCACTTGAGTCCGCGATCTTCACCGCTTTGGTCTACGGTGTAGAACGTGCGCTCAAGGGATCATTTTCTCGTGATGATTTTGCTGTATACGGTGATGATATCGTTATACGTCAAAGTTCTCAAGAGTTAATGGTCCAGATGTTGAATTTATCTGGTTTTTCACTAAATTCGGAGAAGTCCTTTTCACAAGGGCCTTTTCGCGAGTCATGTGGATCAGATTTTTTCAACGGGGAGTCTGTTAGACCTGTCTTCTTGACCGAGCAGCCGACCACGATTTTTGGCCTGTGGTGTGATCGTAATAGATTACACCGCATGCTACATCTTAGGTCGCTGCTATGGGAATCGAAAACCTCTTCGCTGTATGAGCGATGGATACCAGATATTTTCTCTGGTTTCGTCGGTCCATACTCCGACACGGATTTCGATTCTTACAAACATGTTCCCCTACCAATTGGTAGGTATAGGAACAGTGTTTGGGACTTCAAGCGTCTAGTTGTTTCCCTTAGACCCTTGAAGGAGCGCACTAATTTCCTATTTCGGAAGTTAATGAATGCGCTCAGACAGCAGAGTGATAACATCGCATCCCCATGGTCCTCTAAGTCATGGGGTGGGGCGAAGTTATCCGCAGGCGGTAACACTTTTACGGTCACGGATAATCATTCCGTAATCGTAAGCGTGGCTCCTACCCAGACCTCAATTTGGTCTGGGGAGTACACCACGCATCTACCCTTGACACGGTAGGTGCCTGGCCCGCGTAATGGCGG